ATTTGCTCTCAGCTTTTATCTCACCATATTCTGCCATAAGATTAAATATTTATGCGTATCCTTTAGTACTCTTTTGTTTAACAACCTTCTTCTTCGGTTTCCGTTTCTTCTTCAGCTTCAACAGTCTTTCGTATCTTTCTGCATCTCCCTTGTCGTCAGCCATAAACTTAAAGGATCTTTTAGAATATACGTTCTGTGCCTCTCCTTGCCTTTTCCTTTTTGCTCTACTAATTTGGTCTCTCTTCTTTTTTGCTGCTATTGCCTTACGTGCTGCTGCAGCTATTTCTGCGTTAGTAACTTTTTTAGTAACTTTTCGTATACCCATAGCATCTCCTATTGGTTAGACATATATCGTTTTACGATATATCTAATCAAGTTGGTTCGTCAACATAAAAAATTCTTTACTAACTCTTTACATAGAACTCAGTACGTTGTGATTTTGGAAGGGAGAACACAGGTGCTGGATCATGAGGATACATGTAGCACATATATGCAGCAATAGCTAAAGACATCACCCTATCATCGTGACATCCATGCTGTGCTGTTTCTTTACCATCTTTGTTAATAACAAATGTCTGAAGCTCATCAACTGTCGTCTTAGAGAAAATCTCTATCTGCCTTTCCCTTATTAATCTACGCAACAGATCGAGTATTAACTTCCTTGTTTTTATGTTAGTATTGAACCCTAATCTCTTTTTCTGCCTCTGACCACGTTCATCAAGGGCTTTCTCTATATACAGATTCTCGTATGAATGTATTGATGACAGGAACTTTAAGGTTAGTAACCCATGATTATTATTTTCAACCGCAACCAGGGCCATGTTATACCATGTGGCGATTGTAGTAATAACCCAAGCTAAAAGATCCGGGTCTATTCTTGCCGACCATGTTGCACATTCTTCATAGGTCTCTGCATCCAAGACTGTGATAACTGAGTAGTCTGAATCACCAGTCTGGCTAAGGATACCTTCTGATACGTCTACCCCCACCCGGTATTCCCTAGTAGTTTGTGGAGGATTAAACACAGACAGTTCCCCCTCAGGATGTTTTGTCATAAAATAACGCATCTTCTCAGCACCATCCTTATATGCAAATCCATTGACAGGTACTTCAAACTTCTTAGCAGGAGACTCACGTTCTCTTTCATCTGCATCAAACCACATCTGGGTTAATATAACACTATCAAATGCACTACGACCTGAAGCCACAAAAGCTTCTCTCGCAGTAGTAGGATATTCCTGGTGGAATACACTGAGATCCCCCTGACATTCTGGAGATACTATCTTATTCCTACGCCACTTTAAGTGTTCAAGACCAATCTTGAACTCCAACAGGCCATCAGGTGTATCATATGAGATCTCTACACCAAGCAACCCTTTCTCTTCTTCTCCACCATAAGTAGGATTAGTGCCAAGAGATTTCTTAAAACTATCACCTTTCTTTTCTTCCTTACTCAATTCAGTTGAGTATTCATTGAATACAAACCAAGGAAAGAAGATAGGCTTTAACCCAGAATCATCTTTCTCTGCACGCCACCACTCACGTTCAAAATAATTACCAACACCCTTGGCTGTACTCTCTAACCAGATCTCTGTTCCATACCCCTGCATTACACAGTTCATTAAACCAGTTGCATATTCTTTTGCCCTGCTACCCCAACGTGCTACCTCTGAGCAATGCAGCATATCAATACCTGCACCCACAACCTCTGACCCTTCTACTGTACTCATACCATACCTGGAGTTCAGTCCTTTACCATCAACTGATCCCCATGTTAGTTCCTGCTTACCACTATAGTGAGATAGTGGTTTAATAAAATCCGGGTAGTTCTGTTCCATAACCTTAGTCATCTGGAACATTTCTGAAGTTGTATTCTTGGAATGTGTACAGATATGTACGAGTTGATTGAACATAGTAGCAGCACGTTTAAACATTCGTGCCTGAACATAGGTAGAGATACCGAAACGTCTAGCCTTTAAAACTATTATTCTTACGTGGCCTACATCCTTGAGTTGCTGCTGGGCTACCCCATGAAGTATTTTTTGAACTGAATTCATTTCAAATGGAATCAGCTTCTTTGTACCCAGCTCCTGTATCTTTAAACAATACTGGAAATATGCTGAGTGATCCTGAAGCTTATCCATAAGCTCCTGCATTGCTTCTTTATTAGACTTTCCTGCTGGCATCTGCCTTTATAAATTCATCATACGGAGTGGAACCTTTCCTTATATTACACTCTTTGCAACAAACAGAAAGATTATCCGGGTCAACAATCTGTTCCCTAGTCTCTAATCTGGAGAGAGGATATTGGTGGTCTAGCACCCAGTCATCCCCCACCTCCAATCTCTTACCACATATATAACATGGAGCAGTAGTGTGATCTTTTTCTTTAGCCTTGAGCCAGCATTTAATATATGTAGTCCTATTGTAGCCACCCTTCCGCATCCTGATCTTACCAGCAGCCTTATTCCTATGGAAGGCCGCCCTATCCTTGCAGTTCCGATTACAATACTTCTGTGTTGTTGAAGCATGAATATTAGGAGTATATTCTTCACCGCAACCCTCACATATTTTAATCACAGGATAGTACTCATGTAACGTGCAATCAGTATTGCATCGGAGATTCCATGATCTTTTTTCCGGGTGAGTTTTATATTCGGATAAATTTGTCCGACCTTCTGGATGGACGAACCTTTTTCTTTAGGCATATCTGCAAGCATAGCCTTCTTCCAGGTTGGAGGTCGTATCAAGATGTACGGCAAGCCCATACCCACGCACAGACCCCTCAGAAAGCCGTAACTAGCCATATATCTGCCACTTGACACGATCCCCTGGTTCGGCATCGTCTGTGATTTCTCTATACCTACAGTTAAATTTATATAATATGGAGAGAACCTACGGAGTATATCCCTCAACTCCGGCTCATCTAACTCACGTTTCTTGGCTACCTCAATAATAGGCATGTCCTGATAGTGGATAACCTCTAAATTCTCATCTAATACTGCTAATGCTCCAGAGAAACCTGGATCAATACCCAAGTACATCACCTACCCCCCATATACGTGCTAGTTCAGCCTGAATATCCTTTTCTTCTGTTTTATCAATCTGCCACTTTATCTCACCCTCTACCTCAATCTTTGCTACCTGATCTCCATACTTAGTTATTTTGCCACCATCTTTCAAATACCTCTCAACTGCAGCTTGCATCTCTACCCTCTCACAACTATCTGCCTTAGTGAACTCAGCTTCTGTAACTATCCTTTCGCCAAAGACGGGAGAACACCAGGTGGCTTCAAACCTCTTTGCCTTCCTCTCTTTAGGTAACTTGAGTGTGATCTTACGTTTAGCATTCCTACGTTTAATCTGCTCAACTGTCCAGCAGTGCTTACTACAATATCTTTGCCTAGTTGTTTTCGGGATAAGAAATCCCCCACATGTACTACAGTTAATTGGATCAAGTTGAAGTTTCTTGCGTTTCTTTTTAGCTTTTTGAATTGTATTGTAATAAGAACATGCCTCTGAACAGAATACCTGTCGGTGAAGTGGCAACCTCTTACTACAAACAAAACATGTTTTCATTTTTCTTCTGCCTCAACCATAGTAAACATTGTACCTATACTATCGGCAATATCTAAGAAGAATGTATCTGTCTTTAAATTCTCCCTTTCTGCCTGAGCTTGAAGATCTGCATAAGGTATGCCAGTTTTCCAGGAAACTGCTGCTGATGCTACCATCATTGCCAGCAGTGCCCTTGATTTCATCACCTCATTCTGCTCAAACCTTATCTCCTTTGCTGTTTTCTTTTTCTTTGCCATCATCCTCCTTTACAAGTTCTCCTTCAATTATATCCTCTATCTGAGGATTCATTTGTATATCAAGCTCCTTAAGTGCATCCTCAACCCTGAAGACATTCTCATTCCTCTGCTCTATATACTTATACTCGTTAGGCATCGCCAGTGCAATCCTTTCACTCCTGATGATATCCATAACTGTCTTGGCCTTAGCAGATAACAAATCAACCTCTGCCCTCTCATTAGACAGCAGCACCAACTCCTTTAATCTGTTTAACTCATCAAGATGCTGATCTGATATCGTAGCCCTGGAGTCTGCATACTTCCTGATCATACGAGTGTGTACATCAGTTAGTGCGTCCTCCCTCTTAGATGCATACTCCCAGTCACCCTCTCCTACATACTTTGCCAGAGTGCTTCTCCATATACCATACTTCTCAACTATCTGTCCTCTAGTGAGGAGACCAGACTCATAGTCAACCTTCATTGCTGCCTTCATGACAGCACGATGATGTGCCTGCT